AACGCAGTCTGCTTACTCCAAGGATGGGTATAAACTCACTAAGGCGGTAGGGCAGCAGCTCATCAAGTACTTTAACGAATCTGCAGCGATTGAGACGTTGAGCCCTCTGCGGGATGCTATTAAGTATGTTCGCAAGTTACACGAAGAACACGGGTATGTCTTCCATGTTATCACATCATTATCTACGGATCCGGATGGTGCAAGACTACGGAAGCGAAACTTGGATTTGTTATTCGGTCCAACCGTCTTTGAGAAAATTGTGTGTCTTGATTGTGGTGCTGATAAAGATGATGCACTTGAACCATACAGAGATACCGGCTGTTTCTGGATTGAGGACAAGATAGAAAATGCAGAACTCGGAAGTGCACTTGGATTATCCAGTATTTTGCTTGACCATTCCTATAATGTGGAGTATAATGGATCTATTGCGAAATTTGGAAATTGGAAAGACATATATAAGTATGTAACAGGAGAAATATGAACGTATTTTATTTATCGGAAAACCCTAAACCGTGTGCGCAAGCTCATAATGACAGTCATTGTGTCAAAATGATACTGGAGTACTGCCAGTTATTGTCTTCTGCGCATAGATTTGCTGACGGGCAGATGGTCATGGTGCCTGCGCTGGATAAAAGCGGCAAACAAGTCTATTTAAAGTCCGGTGAGGAGCGCACTAAGAAACACTGGAAGCTTCCTGACGATAGAGAGGGTACATTATACTTGGCTACGCACATAAACCACCCCAGCGCCGTCTGGGTGCGTCTCAGCAAGCAAAATTACGCTTGGTTACACTCATTATTGGTGGAATTGTGCCAAGAATACACGTTTCGATACGGCAAAACGCACAAATGCCTCGAAATTGGGCTCGTAGAACGGCTATCCACACCCCCAAACAACATTGCGGATGCTCCATTTACTGCCCCGACGCCTGCGATGCCCGAGGAGTGCGTATTAGAGACATCTCTGGCGTCTTATCGCAACTACTATAACAAATTTAAAACACATTTGGCGTCTTGGAAGAAGCGTGGCGCGCCTGAATGGTTTCAATCAGGAGTATCTTATGCCAACGTATAACTTTCGACACAAAGAATCGCGTGAAGTCATTGAAATGAGAATGAAGATTAGTGAGCGGGAGGAGTGGTTAGCCGCAAATCCCGAATATGAGTCTGTGATGTTAGGGGCCCCGTCGATTGGTGACCCCGTAAGGCTCGGGCTGGTAAAACCTGATAATGGATTTCGTGAAGTTTTGCATAAAGCAAAAGAAGCCCACCCTTTGGGGAACATTAACACATTCTGATGGGGTATCTTCAATTAATCAAGGAAGGTACTATATGTCAAGAAAAGCTAAAAACGGAGAAACGACTACGAGAAAAAAATCCTGTATAAAACTGGATCATATGGATGTTATTGAACCACTTACCGACAATCAAAGAAAGTTTTTTGATTCTTATCGGCAAGGTGATTACTTTATAGCACTTCATGGTGTTGCAGGAACAGGAAAAACATTTATCGCATTCTATAAAGCACTAGAGGAGGTACTAGATAAAGGCAGCTCTTTCGAAAAGATCGTCATTGTTAGATCTTCGGTACAGTCAAGAGATATGGGGCACCTCCCCGGCGATGTCTCCGAGAAGATGAGTGTGTTTTCTCAGCCGTATGTGCAGATATGCGAAAACTTGTTCGGAAGGAAAGACGCATGGAGTGTTCTGGAAGAGCAGGGTGTAGTTGAGTTTATATCAACTTCGTTTATTAGAGGAATGAGTTTTGACGATGCAATCATCATTGTTGATGAGATGCAGAATATGACATTTGAAGAAATCGATACCGTCATGACGCGAGTAGGCCACCAGTCAAAAATTATATGGTGTGGTGACTACAGACAAACAGACTTAAACAAAAAGAAGAACGATGTTAGTGGTATAAATAAGTTCTTTGAGATTGCGTACCATATGGGCGCATTTACAAAGATAGAGTTTACCGCTGAAGATATTGTGAGAAGTTCATTGGTACGTGACTATATATTAGCAAAACTTCAGCATGAAGATGCTGTATATGAAATTGAAAAAATATCAAGGATACCTAAACAGGTAGCATAGTATGGAAAATATATCATTAAGCAGGGTTGTCTCGGATGACCCTGCTGTTCTTTCTTTTTGCGAACTGATGAAAAACTACTCCGTTCGGCACGTAGACCAATCAGTAAAAATCAAAGAAACCAAAATTAACTCCGAAAGGGTGTTGACTTATATTCCGTCACATCGAATTTCTGCAGAGGGGTTGTGGAACCTCGCACGTAAGTTTAATATAGATCAGTCTCTCAAGTACACTATGACCAAAATGTATTATAGTAGCAAAAACATTGGGGTTTGCTTGGAAAAAAATGGCGACAAAAATAACTACAGGATATACACCGAGACGCATATCGGAAAAAGTGAATATGAAAGAGCATACAACAATCTCAAGTTCAAGATCAAGAATGTTGACTCCCTAAAATGGGATGCTGAAAATCCAGAAGGTGTAAAGAGAACATCTTATGAGTCTTTGCTTTATCCTAATCCTAAAAATATTCAGTTAGCAATGCATATGGCAAATGTGAAGTATGTGCCTAAGGTTGTTCTGGATAAAATAACGAATCTGGGCAAAAATACTTTCTTAGGCACATACTTCGTAACTGATGATATCACCTCTCGCACTGCGGTGGATATAAAATTTCACGAGGAGTTTATGCTCTCTGACTTGGAACCGGAGCTTACTGCGTGGAGTAAAAAGAATTTGAAGAATCGCTTAGAAAAACTTGACATTTACCCCATTCATCATGTATCATTAGGGGTTGATGCAGACGATAAAAACTACGTAACGGTGTATTTTAAATTATGAACTTTGAACACTTAAATATGGCGCAGGAACTGCCTACCCTGAAAAGAAAGAACGTTAACGGAAGCCGGTTGTATGCGGTGCCTAACGGTAACGCATATCCTTCCGTGACTACAATCACAGGGCAACTCAGCAAGGATTCTATTCTTGCGTGGAGAAAACGTGTAGGCGAAGCTGAAGCAAATAAAATCTCAGGGCAAGCTTCTGCGCGTGGAACTCGCGTTCACAAACTCTGCGAAGATTATTTGAACAATGATCTGGTGGAAACCAAGCAGCCTATGGATAACTTGATGTTTTCTGCTTTGAAGAGTACGCTTGACAAGCACGTAGGTAAAGTGCATGCGTTAGAAGCACCTTTGTATTCTCATCACTTGAGATCTGCAGGAACAGTTGACTGTATTGCCGAGTTTGGCTCAAAGTTATCGGTGATTGATTTCAAGACTTCCAAGAAGATTAAGAAGGAAGAGTGGATTCAGAATTATTTCGTTCAGTGTTCAGCATATTCTGTTATGTATGAAGAACTGACAGGAATCCCTATAAATAGACTTGTGGTTATAATTGCGGTTGATGGTGAGAAAGATGCACAAGTGTTTGTAAAAAAACGCGATGACTATATAGGTGAGTTTATAAGATTAAGAGACTTGTACGAGAATACTATCGCATAAGTTTCGGGGTTTTTTGCCAGTTTTCAGTGTCTTCTTATCCACCGAAAGAAGACCCCCAGCGCCCAGAAAAAACTGGTTCCATTTTTAAAGTTAGGAGAGTATTATGGCAAAATCACTATCATCAGGATCTACCAAAGTCGATCACAAACCGAAAGGTACATCAATAGGACGAGGGCACTTCAAAAAGTCTTCTTTGAACAAGAGAAAAAAAGCAAACTATAAAAAATATAGAGGTCAAGGAAAGTAATGAATAAATTCGAAGCGGTAGAAAAAGTAAACGGTTTATTTGAGTATGAGTTTGACAAAGAACAGTATAATGCCGCAGACTATTGGCGCGTTCTGGATGTCACTCAAGAAAAAGATCAAGGCGACTGCGAAGATTATGCGTTGACAGTAGCATGGTTATTAGCTGGGCAATCACGGTTGAAGTTTTTGTGGATGTTATTCACCCGCAAAGTAAAAATTTGTTTTATCTCAACTTCCGGCGGTGGTCATGCAGTATTAGAACACGACGGCTTGATCGTAGACAACTGGAAAAGAGCTTGGACACCAAGGTTAACTTATGAAACGGATTATGCTCAATATAATTGGGAGTATAAGTTTTATTACAATCCTTTGGTAGTATGTAAAAAGTTGATTCAAGGTAAGTTCTGGAAAAAGTAAAATTATGCCCTTATAGCTGAGTTGGTTTAGCAACGCACTTGTAATGCGTAGACGGGAGTTCGAATCTCTCTGGGGGCACCATTTTAAAGGAGCAGTTATTATGTCGAGACTCAAACAACTGAACTTTTTGATTGATGATGAGACCCGTAAGAAGTTCAAAATTTGGTGTTACGAAAATGATGTAACGCCGTCTAAAGTGCTGAATGATTTTATCAACGAGAAGATTGGTTTAGCACCATCTACAAATAGTGGAAAGCCTGATGGGCGATCCAGAAGAACACAATCATCTTGGGATATTCACGACAGTGGTGTTCGCTGGGAAGATACATTTTAATCTGACGCGAGAGATACGCTGGTTCGAATCCAGCCCCTTCCACCAATAATGTTTCTTATAGTATACAATGTATATGTTATGAAACAGATCTCGAGAAGTTTTTCACCTGCTTTGAATGGTGAATGCTGAACCGCTGGCAGGCCGGACATCAGTACACAATGCGTTCGGATAGCTTCCGTCAAACGAGGTCTGCCCTAACTAATCGGGATATAGCGCAGTCTGGTAGCGCGCCTGCTTTGGGAGCAGGATGTCGGGAGTTCGAATCTCTCTATCCCGACCAATTAATAGATTATAAATATGAAAGAAGAGATAAAAGAACATTTTGAGGGAAGCACAATGAGCAAAGCCGGTAGGCTTGCTATGGAATTGAGTGCAGAAAAAAAACGACTTCTACAAGAAATGTCGGATCTTCAAATGGAAGTGGAAGATTTAAAACCCACAACTCCAACAGGAACACTTGACAGTTACGTCAAATGGGCTGCAACAGTTTCTGCTGTCGCTGGAATATTTTTGCAGCAAGCAGATTTCACTGTCAGTGGTCAAGTGCTTTATGCGACCTCTGCGTGTTGTTGGGTTTACGTAGGAAGTAGTTGGAACGATAAAGCCATTATGATTGGTAGTGCTATATCAGGTACTGCAGTATTATTGACACTAGCTAAGGTGTTCAGTTGATGAGTTGGAGTTATAGAATAGTTAAAACGAATGTTGGCGATGTGTCATGGTATGGTGTTCATGAGGTTTATTATGATGATGAGGGAAAACCGACGATGGTATCTCAGGAGTCGGTTAGCTTGGAGGAAGAAACAGTTGACGATCTTGATTTTCTGATTGGTAAGATCAAAATTGCAATGAAACAACCAATCTTAAATTACGAGGATTTTGGAAAATGAACAGAGAAGAAGTATTCGAAACATTAAAAATCGACGAGGGTGTCAAGTATGAGATTTACGCAGACCATCTCGGATACCACACGTTTGGGGTGGGGCATCTTGTTATCAATGAAGATCCCGAGTGGGGTGAACCATTCGGAACACCAATCTCCGAAGAGAGAGTATGGGAATGTTTTGAAAAAGACCTCGACACCGCAATCAGTGAGTGTCACGCTCTATACACAGAAAGCGTCTTTGATGACTTTCCAGAAGAAGTCCAGCAGATCGTGGTCAACATGATGTTTAACATGGGACGAACTCGCTTATCTAAGTTTAAGAAGTTTACTGGTGCACTTATTGCTGGTGATTGGAAGGAAGCAGCAGTCGAAGGGCGAGATTCTCGTTGGCACAAACAAGTGACAAATCGTGCAGAACGATTGATGAAAAGATTAGAGGCTCTCTAATAAACCATTGTTATAAATATACGATTATAGAACATATGAGTATATTACAATGACCACCAAAAAGAAACACACAGTAGATCTTCCGAAGAGTGCCGACACTAATGGTGATGGACACATTTCTTCGGAAGAGTTAGAGACACATCTAAATCTGGAATTCCGGCGTAAAGAACTCGAAGATCAGGATGCACAACGTGACGCTCAACGCAAGATGACTTGGTTTGCATTGTTTGGTATGTTGTTGTATCCTTTTGGCATTTTTGCGACAGAGTTGTTTGGTTTGTCTAATGCCGCAACAATCATCGGTGATATCGCGCCAACTTATTTCATCGCAATCTCAGCCCTCGTCGCCGCTTTCTTCGGAGCGGCCGCTTATACCGGTAAAAAATAATGGCACAGTGGAATAAAAATAGTCAAGAACTTGGCAACAACACTAAAACTCTGTATGAAGTCCAGATGCAATCGGATCAATACGGTAACATCTTCAATGAAGGTGCTACCGCACGATCTGCGTTCGGTGAAACAATTGCTGTTCCTGTCACGCCTGTTCTCCAGTTAGACGGTCTGTACGATTTAGATCCTCAACAGTTTGAGACATTTCAAGCAGGTGGCACCGCAGGAACAACTGATACTCTAATGCGAGTCACTACCGGAACTGGTCAATTCGGTTACGGAGTTCTTCGTTCTCGTCGTGCTGTGAGGTATCGCCCAGGTCAAGGTGCAGTCTCACGATTCACTGCTAAGTTTACCGAAAGTGCTCCCGGCGTAGGTGTCGATGGTTATACTCAACGTGCTGGTTTCTTCTCACAAGAACAAGCAGTACAGGTTGGATTTAACGGTACTGAGTTTGGTGTGTTACGTGAGAACGGCGGTAAGGCACACATCGAAAATCTTACCATTACCGCACCCGCTGGTGCTACTTCAGATATCATTATTACATATCCAACTCAAGGTGCATCAACGTCTACTGAAACAATTGGAGTTACGACTGGAGACACCGTACAAGAAGTAGCACAGAAGATTGCTCTTGCTTTTGCAGGAAACCCATTCTATATTGTTGAAACATACGACGATAAAGTTTGTTTTCTTGCAAGATCTGTTGGGGCTAAAGGTAGTGCATTCAACTATGATGCTGGCACAACTCAAACAACTGCCACATCAGTTAATGTTCAGGTTGGTGTTGCTCATACTTCTCTTTGGACAGCACAAGCAGATTTCAACTTCGACACTTTGGATGGCAATGGACCTTCTAAAGTTACTATCGACCCCACTAAACTAAATGTATTTCAAATCAACTTTCGTTGGTTGGGTGCTGGGGAGATTCGATACGCTATTGAGAATCCTATCAATGGTGATATGATTTACTTCCACCACGAACACTACAGCAATCGCAATGTAGATGTCCATATCGATAATCCATCTCTGAAGATTGGTTATGTTGCCGCGTCTTTAGGCGGCACTGGAACTGATGTTGTAGTTGAAGGTGGATCTATGATGGGTGCTATCGAAGGTGTCATTACGACCACGAAATTTCCTACCGCAACTTTTCGAGAAAGTGATACCAACCTAACTGCCGACACTTGGCATCACGTTTTAACAGTATCCAATAATTTAGTGTTTAGAGGTAAAATCAACACAAGAGAAATATTATTAAAAAATATTAATTCCGCTTTCAGTGGTACTGGTCCCGTTACAGTTGCTCTACTTCTAAACGCAACAGGGCTAGCAACCACCAGAGAGTTCGTTTCATTGAATGAATATTCCTCAGCGTCCTCTTCTAATACAACTTCCGTAGTGACATTAGGAGACCAACGATTAATGTACATCTTTGATGTTGAAGCCGGTGGTTCGGGTAGTCAAGTTCTAGAAGACCTTCGAATTGCAATTCCTCCATCAAATCAATTGTCTGTTCTGATTAGAAGTCCCCAGCAAATATCTCGGAATGCAATCTCAATGAGTTGGGTGGAGGATTAAGACATGGCGTGGGTAACAGTGCCAGGATCGGCAGGAATTTGGGAATATGAAAACACTGCAACGGGTGCTAACACGTACTCAGATGCAAACGGAACCTATGCTGGTGGTATAAGGTCATACACACCCGAGGGGGGCGATCTGCAAGAAACATATGCTAGGACTCGTAAGGCTATTGATGCTACTGGCAGATTGCATATTGAAGAAATCACATTCACTGCCGCGGCAACGACTGCTACTGATCTGATTATAGTAACTCCTCAAGGTTCTGTAACAACTACTCTAGCGATCGCAGACTCCCCGGCCGCTATTGCAGGGAAAGTCGTAACTGCGTTTACTGGTAATACTGATTGGACTGCGAGTAATGTTGATGGGGTTTTAACTTTAACGGCAATCACACCAGAGTTACTCGACGGTGTGATTACTGTTAATGCAGGAACTACCGGTGTCACCTCAACTCAAGAAACCACACAAAACGGATATAGAATTACAAACACAGAGCGTGGTGAGCTGAGTAAAAATTATTACGATGGCCAACCATAAAAATCTGCTTTGATTGTTGTTTGTTATAAATAGTTTTAGATAAAAATGACGGAGCAATACAATGAGATATTTGTCAGTGCTTCTTTTTGTAATATACCCCTTTGTATATGCAGAAGAAGTGACCCCAATAGACGACAACACAATTAAAACGGACAGTACCACAAGAAGTACTGTAGATTCTAATACCACTACAACGCTAAAATCACCTCCTGCGTCTGCAATCACTCCTACGATAAATACCTCGAACAGTGACCTCTGTACCTTTGGTGTGGCGGGTGCTGTTCAGACTCAGATTTTGGGTATCTCGATGGGATCTCAAATTACTGACTCAAACTGTGAGCGTCTAAAATTATCTAAGACTCTATATGATATGGGCATGAAAGTTGCTGCTGTATCTACATTGTGTCAAGACGAACGAGTTTTTGACGCGATGTTGATGGCAGGAACACCATGCCCGTTTGACGGTTTGATCGGTGATGAGGCAAGGGCTGCTTGGGCAGTAAACAAAGAACTGGAACCATCAACAGATGTTCCTACGGAAGAAGAAGAGAAGGGGTTAAGTGATGGTACAAAGACACTCATGGGTGCTGGCGGCGTTGCTAGTCTATTGCTCCTCCTCCTTATCTAGCGAATCAGATATAATTTATGCGACATCAAACAATGCTGCTAATGCAGGGTTGAATTGGGTAATGTCAAACGTCTTGCCTCAAGCGGCAGGGTTGCAAGTTAACAATGTGGTTTATAGGTACACTACAGAAAAGAATACAGAAGATGATATGCTGGTTCATGTGCAGAACGAAAACGCACAGGGAGAAGGATACATTTTTAGAGCAAGTGATGATTGGTCTGGATTGCCAGGAAATACAATTAGTAAAGCAATTCCTGTTGGTTCAATCCCACTTGATTTTTGGGGAGATGGTAGTATAGAAGTAGAAGGATTTGGAACGGTATTAGAACCTGAAGTGTATTACACATACCAATACCTTCCTTGTAATAGTCCACAGGACAATCCATCATGCGAAGGTTATGCAGATCCTTTGACATTAATTCCTGAACAAGAGATAGATACTAATAGTGAAGAATATATTCAAGCAGAGATAGATCGCAAAGCAAATTTACAAGCACAGAAAGAGCAGGAAGAAAAAGAAGAAAGAGATAAAATGGCGAAGTCCATGGAAAAGAAAGTTAGGGCAAGTTTGGAAGATATGTTAGGTTTGTCACTCGGCGCAAGTCTACAAGCTGAACAAGATCAGTTATTGATGAATGCGCTAATTGCGACTAATTATTTGCCTCGGAATTATCTGGTGGCGATAAGTGGGGGTGAATATCCGGACGCTGAACCGCTGAAAGATAGTAAACTTCCAGACAGTAAGAAAGGTTTGAGAGTGGGGCTGGCTTCTGAATTGAAGCACCAGCAATTAGTTGATTTACAATATGAGAAGTAACACAAATAACGCATAAGGGAGAACATTAATGTTCAATAAAACTTCTATATTATTCGGTACTCTGATGACCTTTTGTTTATGTGTAAACGCAGAAGAAATGGAAGTAGTAGGAAACGTCGAGTCGAAGTGTGTTGTGACACCCGATACTGCTGGTGTGTATGGTAACCCAACCCCAGATGTTTTGAGTTCAGATCCCACAGACGGTGGCGTAGATCCTGTTGTACGCTTCGATGTGATTCAAGCGAGTTTGTATAAAGCGAGAATTTCACACCCTACTTCATTTTCTGAAGCACCCACGTTGAATGATACTGTAGTATGGACGGGCGATACTGCCACGTCTCAGGTATCGGACACCAGCATGTCTGGTTACGATGCTGCTAAAGTAGAGTTCGATAATGTGACTGAGTTCAGTTTAACCGTTGCTGGTAGCACATGGTTCAAGACTGAAACACAGGCAGATTACGGTTACGGGAAAGCATTTCCTGGCGGCGTATATCGTGCAGTAGTGAGTGCAGAATGTATCGCTATTTAATTATATTGATACTTTGGGCGAGTGGGCACGTAAGTGCCCATGAGTTCACTCCTACGTATCCGAAATTAAAAACTTCATATGTCGAAGGTGTGTTGTATGCAACAATGACGTTGTTCAATGCGCGAGACGATGTGGAGTATTATCAGTTTGGTGTTTTTGATGCAGAGTGGAACAAAGTACCGTTCGCAATGCAAAACAAGATTATGAGATTTAAACACCTTGAAAAAAAGAAAGTTGAAATTTATATAAGGGAGAAGGACAGTAAAGATGCTGTTTATATTTGCTCGAAATCCAAGTTGCTTGTGGATGGTGGTTCGAAAACATCTATAATATCGAAAATCTGTTCAAAAATTAAGTGAAACGATTTATAATATTAATGTTTATGTGTGGCAATGCGTTTGCTGATTCAAGTTCGTTGAATTTAAATCTTCCGAACATGTCAGGATCATATGCGACAGATAGAGTTAGGTCAGGGCAGTTAGAATGCTCTATGGCAATTGGTGGTTCTGTTAATTTAGAGTTTGGAGTTGTGGGCATTATTAATCAGAACGGACCATATTCAAGTAATACGGGTGAATTGCCCGATTACTGGGAAGATGAAGGGTTAGTAAAAGATGTGGGTGTATACGGCAAAATTGTCATACCGTTGAACGCACCACAGAAACGACTTGATTGCAATCGATTATACGAATTAGAGTTAGAGGCACGAAGAATCGAAGTAATGAAGTTAAAACAAGAAATAGCAAACCTTCGGGCACTATCGTTCGAGGATGAGGAATAGAAGATGTCTGAAAATGATATATTCGTAGAATTAATGGCGAGCGTTCAGGAAATGGATGCTATCGTTAAAGGGCAAACACAGCCTACTCGTCGTTTCGAGTTTCCAGAATTTGAAGGAGATGAATGATGGCTGAAGTAGAGTTTGGGGGCATGACATTTAAGGGCGGTAAGATGATGGTTCTTCTCACTGCTCTCTCTACGTTAGGTGGAGCGAGTTGGGGTGCATTTGAATTCTACTCTGACTATATGGACATGAAAGAAATTGTTGCTAATATTGACACCAGTGCCATAGAAGCAAGGAACAACGAAATCGAGATTAAACTCGATGCAGTACAAGAATCTGTGGGAGAAGCAACTGACTACTCCCGCAGTATCAAGAACGATCTAAGAGACGATTTCAACAGGATGGAAGGTAATGTTGATCGTATCGAAGATCAAAACAGAGAGATGCAAGATGATGTCAGAAACATGATTGATAAAGCATCTGAACGGTTTGACAATAAGAGAGAAAGTCTACAAACTGATACTGAACTGAAGATTAACGCATTAGAAGATAGATTAAATAAAAAAATACAGAATGTATTAGACAATCCTCTCGCAGATTAGGAGAAAATCATGCGAGTTAAAGTTACATTTAGTAATGGAACATCTATGATTGGGACTTTACCCAAAGACGAATATATTTCATCTCTAAACCATGATCAGATTATACCGTGGATTATGAATGACGATAGACAATTTGTGCCTTTTGTACAACCTAATGGTCGTGAAGTGTGGTTAGCAAAGACTGCTATTGCCTACATCGTAGAAGACTATGAAGAATTATAGTATAAAGTTTTTAATGGTGTGTATTGTGGGTTTAATTATTGGTATTATTATTGGAGGCATAATTGTCATATTCTGATAAAGTGATGGACCACTACGAGAATCCTCGTAATGTGGGAAGACTAGACAAAGAAGCAGAAGATGTTGGCACTGGCATGGTCGGGGCCCCTGCTTGTGGTGATGTAATGCTTTTACAAATACAGGTGAATGATGATGGAATTATCGAAGATGCTAAATTTAAAACCTACGGATGCGGAAGTGCTATCGCGTCTTCCAGCCTCCTTACCGAATGGGTTAAAGGTCGCAATCTTGATGAAGCTGGGAGTATTAGAAACACCCAGATCGCAGAAGAACTCTGCCTCCCTCCCGTCAAAATCCACTGTAGTGTCCTTGCAGAAGATGCGATCAAAGCTGCGATAAAAGATTATAGGAAGAAACACGTCATATAAATATCAAAAACAACAAAGGAGATCTAAAATGGAACTGTTAATAGATTTGATGTCAACATTTTGGCAATGGGCAATCCTCGCTGTGCTGGTAGTCACCGGTTTTGTAATCAGTCACTTTGACGGGCAAGGCGAACTACGTGTAGGGTTTACTTACAAGAATATGCCTAAGATGTCACCGTTGCCTATCGCAACCAAAGACAAAGGATTCTTCAAAGGAGTCTGGATGTGGTTGATGGGCACACGACAGTGGGAGATCGTAGAGGACTGGCACTATCAGTTAGGTGATAATAAATTTGTTGTTCCAGCTGGATTTCAGTTTGATGGTGCATCAGTGCCTAAGTTTCTCGCAACGTTCTTATCACCCGTGGGTGTGTTGTTGATGGGTGGGTTGGTACACGACTATGCTTACAAGTATGCAGGATTAAAAACATCAGGAACTAAGAAAGAACAGATGTTAGAATGGAACTTAGATCAAAAGATGGCAGACGAATTGTTCCGTGACATCTGTATTGAAGTCAACGGTTTCAAAGTACTGAACTATCTCGCATATTGGTCGCTCCGTCTTGCTGGTTTCGTAGCGTGGAACGGGCATCGTGACCGCGATCAATTTGATCTCAACGGTAAGAGGATTGTACCATGAAATATTTAACAAAACTTATGCAAGAACGGACTTCTTTTGACGGTTTGACATTAATTGCCATCTGTGGTAGTATTATACTCTTCGGCGGTATTGCAAAGTTAGCAGCATATGCAGGTTTAGCCTACGGCATGTGGACACTTTTAAAAACCGAAAAGTAATTGTAAATGGTCATTTGTGTTTGTCGGAATATCAAAGAAAGCGACTATCCCAATAAAGATGACTTGATAAGAAGACTGTACGAGTCTGACACTAAATGCAGTAAATGTATAGAAAACTTGACAATACACCCTGATGGTGATATAATATGCACATCATCAAACAAAGGGTTACACTATGAACGGGAAAAAATCTAAACTGTTGCGAAAAGCAGGAAATTCTACCTCAGAAGGTAAAAGATTATATGCAAGTTTGCCCAGAACTTCAAGAGAATTTGCGTCAAAAATTTTAACTTTACGTGCAGAAAATCCGGTCGATCAAACTCAACCTGCTCAACCAGATCTTCACCAAAGCGGATTCAACAGGAAGAGTCGACAGATAATTGCTTCTCGCGCGAAAGAGTTATTAAGACAAAGACGTGCAAATCCAACGGAAGAGTTTTCTAAACTACGTAAAAGTGAGCAAGCACAAATTTGCATCGAAGAAGCGGCCAACGAAATGCGAGGTCAAGTTGTAACTGCTCTGCGACAAATGCAGAAAGAATATGACGAAAAGAAAGTCGAGTCTGAGACAGACTCGGAACCATCCGAAGGCGTAGAATAATATGCTAAAGTTATACAAACATTTGCCGAGAGCTATGACAAAAGATAACGAAAAAATCTCAAAAAGTAAACTAAAAATTCTTAGTCAAAAAGATTTTGAGAGTAAGATTTCTGCAATCGTAAGAGAGAAATCGCCTATTACTATGATAGACGCTATCGTATTGTACTGCGAAAAAAATAATGTTGAAATCGAAACTGCCGCAGCATTAGTTACCGCGCAAATGAAATCTAAGTTAGAAAAGGAAGCTATTAGTCAGCGGATGGTAGAATCCAAAGGCGCAAAACTACCCATAGGAGATTGATATTGGACCCTTTATGTGCATATAGTACGTATGTCGCACTGAAAAACCATTTCACCTCCGACAGCTACGACTATTTTAAGTATCAAAAGAAATCCAACGTATCATCAAAATCTCTGGATAAGAGATCGGACAAATACTTCTTTTTCCGACTTGCCAAGAAGGGTGATACCGTAGAAGACTTTTTAGTGGCAAACCTAATAGAAAATCCCAATATTTGGGTAGGTGAATTATTAAGTGATAAGGGAGAAGTTACATATAAAGACTGGAAACGAAAACGCGAGTCATTATCATACGCTTTCAAAGAAGAAATAGAGTTCTTTAATGGGTTAGTGCCAAAAGATCTGGACGAAATGTTTGCTGTAAAATCTGGAGAACATCCAGTAATAATAAAGAAATATTTCCAGAAAGAAATTAGTCTCGAAACATTAATAATTTTAAATGAACTCTTGACATTTATGAAAAAGTATGATACTATAATAAATGATCCGTTATACAACGAGGTCAGCAGGATGTGCAAGAAGTATCGTCCATTTATGGATATTGATACTTCGAAGTGCAAATCTATTATTAAATCTGTAATGGGTTTATAAATAGTGGTATATTATGAATGAAGTGGATAAAACGAAATAAAACAAACTAAAACAAAACATACGAGGCAACAAAACATGGCTACAAACTTTGCAGAACTTAAGCGACAACGTAACAAAGATCTTCAGAAACTCACAACTGAAGTAAATAAACTCAATGAAGGACCAGAAAAGAAGTCTTACGAGGACACACGTTTCTGGCGGCCCGTAGTGGACAAGTCTGGTAACGGTTATGCTGTTATCCGATTCTTACCCGCTCCTGCTGGGGAAGACATGCCGTGGGTGCAAACCTTTTCTCACGGATTCCAAGGTCCTACTGGCAAGTGGTACATTGAGAACTCTCTAACTACAATCAACCAAAAAGATCCTGTATCTGAACTAAACTCTCAGTTATGGAATGATGGTACCGATGAAGGTAAAGAGACCGCACGTAAACAGAAACGACGATTGCAATACATTGCAAACATCTATGTTGTGAAGGATCCGTCAAATCCTGAAAACGAAGGTGAAGTCAAGTTGTTTAAGTTTGGTAAAAAAATCTTTGACAAGTTGAATGATATGATGAATCCAGAGTTTGAAGATGAGACTCCAGTAAATCCTTTTGATTTATGGGAAGGTGCAAACTTTAAATTGAAGATTCGTAATGTAGAAGGCTACAGAAACTACGACAAATCAGAATTCGATACTCCAGCACCCGCTTCTGAAGCAGATGATGATTTAGAGCGAATCTGGTCATTGGAACACGGTTTAACCGAATTCATTAGTGCTGAAAACTTTAAGACTTATGATGAGTTGAAAACGCGATTGATGTTTGTTCTTGATCGAGATGAAGAACGTACTTATAGTCAGCCTGCCGCTGCTCCAACACCCCAACCGGTTGTGGAAGAGCCTAAAGCAGAAACAAAATCTGAAGACCCTTGGGCTGAAGATAATGATGATGATGGGCTAACCTACTTCGAAAAGCTTGCAGAAGCATAATCGAATAACCAAACACAAAGGGGGCGATAAGCCCCCTTTTTTTGTCTACATAGAACCTATTCCGATATGACCCATAGTGATTCCCCTAACGTTAACCGCGAGCATAGGGTTGAAATCCCTAACACCAACATTAGCTATATTGACGTTGTTGATAACATCATTACTAGTCATGTTGTTGCTGCCGATGATAGCTGGGTTTGAACTTATTACATTCTGATTTTCTACAGCAGTTCCCCCAACCACTAGATTGTCGGCGCTACCAGTTCCAGAATTATTGTTCATAACTTCAACCACACCTTCGGCGGCCAACGCCGCTACCCCAGAACCCACATTGGCACCAAATTCTCCAGCCGACACATTGTTGCTGGTCAAACCACCACCAACAATCTGGCCGAGCGCAGTCTCTTCTATTTCGTTGAGTGTGCGAGTATCTTTCATCTGCTCGACACCACCACCACCAGATCCAAACTCTGACATATCAGAAAATAAGTCTACCTGTTCTTTAGTTGCGTTACCATTCATTTCTGCAGCTTGCAACTGTAAGTTTGCTGCTTGCATAAACACCTCAGAACTCTTAAGAAGTTCTGCAGCTAATGCCATATCCCCAGATTCCATGGCAGATTCAATCGCCTTTCTGTAATTCTCTTTCGCCTCATCAACCTCTTTTTGCGATTTAATGTTATCAAGACTTTCGGCAACATTAGGATCAATTTCGGAGAACTGATCCGACAAACTCTCAAGTTCTGCTTCCACAGCATCCAAAGCAGCTTTTGCTTGAATTGTGGCTTGTCGAGCCATAAACTCGGCCTGTTCTTCTTTTGAGTAGAACGTGGAAAAATATCCTTGCATCGTTTTGCCGAACATTTGTTGTCCACCCAACATCTCAACAAAATTAGCTTTTGCTCCTGCAATAGCCAGTTTCTTTTGTTCTTCTGTGGGTTCAACTGGGGTGGCGCCGGCGCTGGCTGCAGCGGCCATCGCTCTGGCATTCATAAGGGAATATATATCGATCCCGTAACCATTCGGTCCACCCCTACCCCCAGCAAATTCATAGTCTAGGGCAGAAGCCCCCGCCTCGCCGCCAATTTGCGAGATCATATTTTTATAGAAAGGGGTATCTTCAAAATTGAAGTTGAACATGCCGTTGCCAGCAGAGAACAATCCGTCGTTCTCTGCCATCTTGTTAAACATATCATTAGTTTTTTCTGCAGTGTATCCTAATGCATCAAACCAATATGCAACATTCTCTGTAGCGGATGCCATTCTTCCAAATGTGTCTAGTGTACTTTCACCCTCTTTAGCAAATCTCGAAACGTCACCATATGTCATTTTTATTGCGTCAGACGCATATGTCATCATCGCATCTGCAATTGCCTTCTGCTGTTCTTTTGCGGACATGCCGGTGAGGTCTATCTTATATGCTTTGGTGAATCCAACAACATCATCTGCACCCATTCCCATAACATCGGCGAGTTTGCCAATTCCGGTTTGTAGCTCACCAGCAGCATCACTAAAGAAATCAATTAGTCCCTGATCCATTGCTGAATAATCAGTACCTTTTTTGTCGGAACGATATTTGCCACCCTTTTTAATCCATTCTGAGTATTGTTGACCTGTTGTTTCTGTACCAAGTTCAATATCTAATCCTGTGGCAGTAACTTTTTTGGCTTTTCTTCCAAATAATCGATTCAAACCACCCATTACTACACCAACAACAGCAGATCCTACAGGACCAAAAAACGCGCCAACTGCGCCAGCAATTTTATTCAAATGTTTATTAATCTCGTAACCACCACTTAGCATATTGGCAATGGCATATGTCATCATACCATTGCCGATGGCGCCTGCGGCAGCACCCATCGTACCTGATACTGTGCTTTGCCCTAACCCCCCAGTGAGATTAAATCCAGTTGCTGCTCCCGATTGCATACCAGCACCAAAGTTTCCGAGCATTGAGCCAGCTTTACCCATAAGACCAGTCTTGGCAGCTCCACTCAGCGCAGCATTTCCCATACCAGCCTGACTCAGCGCCGCCAACCCCTGTTGCCCGTACATTTTTGCAGCCTGAGAAGCAACCATTCGAGAACCTAAATTCGCAATACCGCCACCAATGATTCCTCCAGCAGCACCACCTTTAATCAGAGAATATATGTTCAGCCCCGCACCAATGGCGCCTCTGGCATTACTTACCGGCGCGCCATTCCAGAGTGCCGATATGGCATTCAACCCGCCAGCAAAACTTGGATGATTTAATGTTTCAGAAAAGTTCGAAAACCCACCACCCGGCGCCGCAAGATCTTTTGCGAAAGCGTATACGGCAGAGTTTGCATTACCTTCAAAACCAAGTTCGCCGGAAAGTTTCGAACCAATCAAATCTCCTAATTTTGATCCGGTAAAGTTTCCCTGAAAACTCCCACCGAAAGTTCCAGCCAAATCGGTACCGCTGCCTTTAGCGTCAGCAAAGAAATCTTTAAATACTCCAGTAAAATCACTAACAGTTTCTTTGATTGAACCAAAAGTTTCAGAAATCTTGTCAAATAAACCACCTTCACCTTTTCCTAAGAAACTGCCTAAAACATCACCAATTTTTCCGAGTTTACTGTCCTTACCAAATATAGATCCGAAAATGTTCCCTAGCGGTCCTCCACTATCTTCACCTTTCAGTAAAGGTCCAACCAAAGATCTCATCAGTTCCGATTGCCCAGCAAGCATTCTATCAACACCAACGTGGTACGCTCGTTGCATTTCAGAATTGAGGTTCGCTTGGTGGTCCGCATTTGCAACCGCTAACGCTTCTTGCTGAAGTCTTTCCGCTTCGGACAGCTCGGCAGCATTATCCATAGCTTCAACGTTGCCGTCGTTGATAATATTCCCAACGTCAGTCGTTGCAGTTGTTATAGCATCAGTCTGCTCTGTAGTATCACCCTTTGTTGGTGGCTGTTCTTCTGGTGGTTTTTCTGTGCCCTCTTCGGATGTTTCTGTACCCTCTGCTGGCGACGGTGACGGAACTGGGTCTGCACCCTCTGCTGGCGACGGTGACGGAACTGGGTCTGCTCCGGCGGCCGCTCTTCTGTTTTGTTCAGCAATAATATTTTCATATCTGGTTTTTATTTCAATCTCGGATTCCGAAAGGCCTTGTTCGTCGAAAAGTGATATTTCTTTCTCGGCCGCCTCGATTTCCCGGCGCGCTTTGTTAATCTGACCGGTTAAAATCGCCCAATCCGCTCTATCGCCAGACAATAAGCTGGGCTGGTTTTCTTCTCCTTCCTTAAATCCTCTATCGGCCATTTCCTGAGTATACTTAGTAACGAGGGCTTCGTTGGTGGCCAGCCACTGTTCGCTTAGTTTGCGGCTAAGACCAACGTTGTCATATTCTTCTTTTTTGTCGCTCAAATAACCCGCAATATCTCGATCCGTCCAATCTTCTACCGCCCCTGACTTTTCAAATCTGTCTATAGTTCTTACATCGGTTCCTGCAAAGGCATTAAATTTATTAATCAGATAATTTATAGCATCTATTATAACGTTACCGAGAGCTTTGAATGAGTTTGTTATCACTCGGCTCAAATCAATGCCCGCAGATTTCATCTTGTCAACATCCCAAGTGACAATCGCAGCAAGAAGTTTAAATATGCTCACAATCCCTTTCATGAAGTTTCCGGTCATATCCTTGATATAATCAAAAACAATTTGAACAGGTTCTGACTGTAAAAACTCACCTACAGCTTTAAAAATGATCCCAAGTTCTTCAAAAATATCATCAAAAAACTTGGTGAATGTGTCGGTCATTTTTTTCTGTATAGATTTGCCTTCGAGTTCGATTCCCATCAAACCGGAAACCAAATCGAACAATCCACCAATGCTTCCTATAAATCCACCAATGAATCCGGAAATCCTTTCCTGCATTCCGATTTTTCCGACATCTTTGCCTAAAGTTTCAGCCAACCCTTCAGTATCCAAAGCATTCATCAAACCGTCAAAGATTCCAAATATAATACCAATAGGTCCTAATACTTTCCCTATCCCTTTTGCAAATTGACCAATATCAGTCAGTTCGACCAAAAGTTTTAGTGGACCGGCGACAGCTTTTCCCATCCCAGCAGCAAACACAGCAAGACCCTTAAAAACTTTACCGATAGCACCTTCCGCAGAAAATGCTTTGGTTGCTTTGGACATACTGTCTAATATATCTCCACCTTTCGCCGCATCGGCTACCGCGCCGCCAGCCTTGCCTTCGCCCGGCAGTTCCATAAGTTTTGGTAGATTATCTGCTTCACCGGCAAGTTTACCTAATCGACTGTCTAATGCGGCGCCAGATAAAGCTTTACCGCCTTTCCCAGTCTGTGGACCAAATTTTGCTAGGAGAGATTCTCGGGAAGCTTTGATACTATCCGACATATCTCCGATAGCTTTGACGGATTTACCCATGTCATCGGCCATCGATGTGGCGTACCGCTCCAATTCTGGAAATTTTATAGATGTCTTGAACAGAG